AACGTGTCGATTATTGAGCAGACCCAGAAAACACGCGGTCTACAGCGAGAACGGAACTGGACCAAAGACGGTGTCGACCTCGCCGGTCGCCGTCAAATGTCGCGTCGTTGGGTCAAGCTCGAGCTCGAGCTTGACGATTCGGTTAACGCCCGGCACGGCGAGCAGAGTCGAGACGAACACCGCCCGAACGGTGTCGAGGTCGGGCGCCTTGCGCAATATCTGCTCGAGCCAAGGCACACCGAAGCTGAGGTCGTAAATCCACTCCCCTCGTTGCGTGTCGAGCGTAATTGCCGCGGCTTGCCCGACCTCTTCGGCCTCGTCGACGAGCTGCAAATCCCCGTCGGCCGAAAGCTCGAGGTCGTGCGAAGCGGTGCCGAGTAGCAAATCGCTCATTCTGCTTTGACCTTCGTCGAGGCGGTCGGCTTCGACCCGCCGCTCGTTGCCCAATTGGGAACCACGACCAGCCCAAGACCCGCGAGGAGCCCTTCGACCGTTGCCGCCCAAACGGCGAACCGTGCCCAATTGTCGTCATTGGTGATTGACAGGGCGACAGGGTTGACCGCTGCCGAAGAGCCGAGCTTGACTTGCGCCGCCGATAAAACCGCCGCCGTCGGGTCGTAGGCGGTCGCCGGCAAGGGTTGCACACGAGACGAAACGCCGGGGATTGCGACGACGTCCGAGAGGCTGAAACGCCTTGGCGTCGGCGCGCCCGCGGCTTCGCTGGCTTCCCACGGACCTAGGTCGACCTCGGCAGGGATGATGTAAACGACGTCGCCGGCGACGAGCGGAAAGGTGAGCGCCCCGCCGCCGCCTCGAGGCCACTGAACCGGCACGCCCCGAAGAGTCGGCGGGTCAACGAGCTCACCGTCGATGTACACCGAAAGCAGCGGGTCAACGTCGGCGAGTTGCGTCGCTGGGTTGTAGAGCACGACCCGAGCAGGTTGCGGCCCGCGTTGGTTCTCGAGGCGGCTCTTGATTGCGCGATCGAGAATATCTTCGAAGCGGGGTCCTTTCTTCATAGTGGCGACCCCTCGACGTGCGATTCCCAAACGAGCCCACTCGACTCGCCGACGTGGGTCACGCGGTCACAACGGTAGAAGCCCGAGACGGCCCTAGAAACGACTGAGACGATTCGCCCAGGTCGCAAGCCGGGGTTGAGCTTCGTCGACGCCTTGACGCCGCTCGAGATTCGTTCGGGTGCCCCTCGCATTCCGGTTGCCTGTGAGATAACGACCGCCGCGCCGGCTTGGGGCAACCGCGGGTCGTTGAGCTCGAGGATACCGTCTTGGATGGACCAAGTGCCGCCCATTGCGTCGACGAGCTCGTCGAGGGCGTCTCGAGCTCTCCCCATGAAAGCCCAGCCGGTCGGAAAGGTCTTCGGCATCAACGTCGGAGCGACGTAGCCGAGCACCAACCCAAGAGACAAGACGACGTCGAGCAGAATGATACTCGAGACAATTGGCCCGGGGTAGCTCGTCGCAACCTTACGGTCACGGTAGGCGATTCGGCCGTCGGCAGCCTCGAGGGTTGTAATTTGGTCGACGCCTTGCCTCGAGGTCGAGACCGAGCCTGGGTCGAGGTCGCCCACGAAGAGCAGGCTTGGGAAAGTCTCACCGGCGAGCAGCATAACGACGAGGTCAGGTTGCTCGAGCAGCGCGAGGCTTTGCGGGGCGAGGTTGAAGAGCTCGACCTTGCCTTTGTTCGGCGCCTTGTTTTTTCCACGGTCGACCTCGAACCTGACGTGCAACGGCGCACGCCACACAAAGCCCGGCAAGCCCATCGGACCGACGCGCACCTCGACCAACCTCGGTTGAATCAGTCCGGCCATAATCAGATCGGGTCAAAGACGAAGGTCGGAGCGTCGGGCGCCTTGCCCGTCAACTCGCTCTTCGGGATGTACGCCAACACGCAACGGTGCCCGAGGTCGGCTTGTGTGCAAGGCTCGCCCGAACTCGAGACGTCGAGCACGACCAGTTGCCCGGGCAACTTGCGCCCCGTGTGCCGCCACGCGATTGGATAGTCGACGACGAGCTTTTGCCCCACGAAGAGCGCTTCGCCGTTGGCGTCGAAAAAGTCGAGGTACCAAGCCGCCGCGCGCGAATTCCAGTGGATTGTGTAACGGTACACCACCCCGTCGATTGTGATCGGGTCGACGACGTGAATCGGTTCAACAGTTGTAGGTTCGTGTGGAGGAAGCAGTTTCATTGGAACAAGCCCCCGAGAGTGTCGAGACCGGCGGCGCCCGCTTCGAACGGGCTACCACCGTCGGCGAGGGTTGCGGCGATGCTCGCTCCTTTGCCTTTCGCCGCCCCGTCGGCTTCTACCACTGCGCCCGCTCCACCTGGCGAAGCCACCGCGGCTTTGACCTTCGGGGCGAGCAGGTCGGGCGGAATCGTTGTGGTCTCGCCAACGAAGGTCTCGACGACCTGCGCCTCGACGGCAATCTCGAGCGCCTCACCGGTCTCGGGCGTTCGCTTCGCGTCGACCTTGGTCAAGACGGCGCTCGCCGACCACAGACCGGCGACGAGCTGCACGATTTGACGGGCGTTGGCAATTGCAATCACCTCGTCGAGGGCGTCGGCAACGCGTTGCATACTCGGCAACCCGAGCAACGGAGTCGCTGTGACAACCCCTGAAACGTTGTAGTTCCGGGGATTCTTTGCGACGAAGTCTGAAGCGTTGCCGCCGAGCTCGATTGCGTACTTCGTGACCTCGAGCTCGAGGCTTGTGCCCTCCTCGAGCTCGGCGTCGAAGGTGAAGAACCGCCCGCCAACTATGTCGAGGATATAGACCATTACCAAACCCCCGACAGGTCGCCCGCGGCGCCTCGCATCATTTCGCCGAACGCCTCGAGGGCACCTTCGCGCACGGCAACTTGCATTGCGGGCGCGCTCATATCAGCCGACCCTGCCACGTTGACCGACAGGGCGCCGACGTTGATCGAAGGCGCAGTCGAACCGTTTTGCCCACCCTTTACGGCAAGTTGCGCCGACTCAACGAGCCCCGCGGCAAACGCGGGCGGACCTTCAGGCACGCCAGAATAGGCGAAGTCCACAACAGCCTTAGGCAAAGCGTCCTGAACGATAGAAGGCATCGCCTTGATAATTTCTCGAAGGCCGTCGATTGCGGCTTCAATTGACCCGAGAATCTCGTCACCAATGCCTGAAATGAAGTCGAGTAACGCCCCGAAGACCGAACGGACGGCTGCGTCAATCTTGTTGAAAGCCTTTTTGAACGGGGCGACGATAGCGTCGAAGATTGCGACGGCCTTATCCGCAACCTTGCTGAGGAACAAGACGAAGCCTGCCCAGAGCTCGACGAGCCACTCGCCAAGGACGAGAAAAGCGTCACCGATCTTTCCGGGTAACGCGACGATCCAATCAATTGCAGCGTTCCAGGCCTTCACAATCGAGCCGATTGCGTCGTAGGTCCATTCAACGGCGTCGAGGTACCATAAATAAAGCTGCGCCGCGGCAATACCGATCGCTTGCCCAATGACGGCAAGGCCGCCGACGAAGAGCTCAACGAACTTGACGACCCCGACGACGGCATACGCAATGCCAGTTGCAATTGCTGGCAAGGCTTTGAGCAGGCCAGGACCGACGACCTTCATCGCCTTGCCGATTTGTTGCCCGACTGTTTTGAGGGTCGAGCCGATCGCCTTGAGGCTCGAACGCAGCTCGTCGGCAGCGCCTGAGTCACCGAGGGCGCGCCCGATAAGCGAGTCCTTCCCTTGGGCAAAGGCGGCAAGGTCTTCGAGCAGGAGCAAAAGCAGGATGAACGCCGCGGGCAGGAGCATTGCCTTGACCGAAGCCCGAAGGCTCGCCGTGCCAAAAGCTTGCATTGCCGCCTTGGCTTTTTTAAGCCCGTCGACGACGGCCCAAAAGCCGTTCTGGTATTTCTTCGCGGCGAAGAGGGCGAGGGCGACGAGAGCGAGCTTTGCCGCCTTGCGCAACGTCTCGAGCACCTTGCGAGCGTGGTCACCCGCGGCAAACCAAGCCGTGGTGCGCTGAGCGACCGCGGTCAACGCCGGAATGAGCTGCAACGCCAGCCGATTGCGCAGACCAACGACGACACCTTTGAGCCGCCCCATCGCGTCGTCAAAATCTTCGGCGGCGGTGAGGTCTTCACGGCTTAGCACGAGGCCGAGACGTTCAGCTTCGTCACCCATTGCGGCGATACCTGCCGACCCCTCGTTTAGGAGTGGTACGAGCTTCGCGCCGCTCCTACCAAAAAGCTCCATGACAAGAGCCGACTTCTTCGTACCGTCGGGCATTGCCGCGAAGCGGTCGGCGAGCTCGGCGAGCAGAACGTCTTGCCCTTTGATGTTGCCGCTCGAGTCTTTGACCGCCACGCCGACCGACCGAAAGGCGTCGGCTTGTGTCTTACCACCCTCGGCGGCTTGGTACGCCTGCTTACCTAGCTTGCCTAGACTGCTTTGCAAGTCTTCAATCGTCGAGCCCGAGAGCTCAGCAGCGTGTTTCAGCCGTTGATAGCTCGTCGTTGTGATTCCCATTGCCGCCGCAGACTTAGCAGCGGCGTCGCCGGACTCGACGAAGTCGGTGATTAGACCGCGCACACCAACCTGAGCAAGAGCCCCTGCGAGCCCGACCTTGACGGCGGTCGCCATTGTGTTGATTGACGCCGACGCCTTGCGAGCTTCACGGGCGGCATACGCAAGGCGCTTCTTCGTTTCGCCGATCTTTTGGTTCGTGCTCTTGAGCTTCCCTTCATCGACCTTAAACCCAAAGCGGGTCATAATGTTTCGAAGGGTAGCCATTATGCGAGCAGTCCTTTGATTTGCAGAGCGAAGTGAGTCTCGAAGACGTCAACAACTGACCAATTTTCGGCAACTTCATTCGGGGCGAAACGCCCGACCGTTGTCACCGTCCAGAATTCCCAGCCTCGCCAAACGCCCTCGAGGGCGTTAGTCAATTCTCGGACTGCGGCGTCTCGAGCTGCGCTCCGTTCGTCGTCTTTCTCGACACTGCGAAAATGCCCTCGAGCCAGCCGAATCGCTTTCTCGTAGCTAGCGAAACGGCCCTCAAAAAAGGGGCGAAGTTGACCTCGATAACCCAAGCCGCCGCCTCAAACGACTCGAAGAGGTTGCCGTCGCCGAAAGACGCTTCGCGGCAAGGCTTGGCACTGAGCTTGTCCCAAACCGTCGACGTGTACCCGTCCGGACCGGGCATTTCACGAGCTCGCTCGGTCCTCTCGAGAATTCGGGCAACGAATTCCGGCCCGCCTTTGCTCGCCACAAGGCGAGGCAAAAGAGCGATCGTCCCGCCGAGCTTGCCGAAGTCAACGTCGACATCGGTGTCGAGGTCGAGCCCCTTGCCTTTGACGCCGAGGATAAGAGAGGCGACGCCCGCCCCTAAAACGTCGCCGAGCATTTCGGCGAGGTCGTTGAGCAAGCGAAATCCTTGGTCATAACCGAAGCGGGTTGTGCGGTACTCATGCTCGACGCCGTTGACGTCGACGAGGGTTGTCGAGGGCATACCCTATGCCTTTGGCGAATTGCTCGCCTGTTACGCCGGGAAGTTGAGCCCGAACTTGATAACGGGGTTGGTCAACAAAATTGGCCACTCTACGGCGCCCTGCTCGGTGCCCTTTTTCCACTGCGGCAGCTTTTTGAACACCGCCTGAAAGCAGGTGACGAGCTCGGTTCCGCCGCCGTCTTTGATAAAGACAGGAAACGACCGCCCGAGGTCGTACAGGATTTGCATGGTCAGGTTGACGGGCGACCCGCCCATTGTGCGCACCACCATATCAGCGAGGTTGTTCGGGCGCTTCGCCAGAGCAACCGAGCCGTGCGTGCCTTGCACCGCGACGACGTCGTCTTCGGTCTGCTCGACGGTGATACAATCCCCCTCGGCGAATTCGCTGAGAGGAAAGCCGCCGAGCGTCACAACGACGAGGTTCATATCGAGTTTTGTAGTAAAAGCCATTACCAGAACCTCACGAAGTCAAGGGGGGAGAAGCGCGCCCGGTCGGGTCTTAGCTGAACAAGGTGCCGAGATAGAACGTCGTCGACTCGATTGCGCCCTCGAGTGTCACCGTCAAAGGCAAGTCGAGGTGCCGAGCCGTGATGTCTGCTTCGGCGACGTCGGCGAGCAGGGGCGGGTCACACTGCGTCGACCCCTTGCGGAAGTGCCCGATTAGCTCCCCCCGAAGGGCGACGTTTCGGGCAGTGCCCTCGACCATTCCGATCCCGATATCCGAAAACGGTACCTTTTTGTTCAGGTTGGAATTATCAACCTGCAACTGTGCCCCGGCTTCGGCAACACGAGCCGTGAGCCAGTCGCGTGACACAAGCGTGTCAATTGGCGCCCCGTCGACGAGCACACCCTCGTTGAAGACGGCGACTTTGCGCAACGTGCCGTAGCCGTTGACGTTGTTGGCTCGCAGGTTGGCGACTTCGGTCGCCGTGAGCTTGTCGGCGGTCTCGCCGGCGAGGGTCTTGTGCGCGGCGATGGTCGTCGAGACGTCGGGGTCGCAAGCGAGGAACTTCGCCATTACGGCGATGTCCGCCCAGCTGGCACTCTTGCGGGCGACGAGGAAGGTGCGCGAATAGTTCAGCCCGGAGAGCGTCTCGGCGACATTCGCAAGGGTGTCCGTAAAAACGTCAGCGTCGAGGGTCAACGCCCCAAACATAACGTCGTTATCACACGCCTCGACCCAAGCCGCGACCGCGAGAATGTCAGCCTTTGTGCGGCTCGTGATAGTCAGACCATACCAATCGTCATCCGCGGCGAGAATGGCGTCGAGGGCGCCGGCGACGAAAGTCGCGAGCTTGCCGACGGCAATGTCGCCAACGTTGGGTTGCTGACTGAACGCGGCGGCTACTGCGGCTTTGGCTGTTGCGCCGAGCTCGTCGTCGGCTTGCGCGTCGGCGTTCTTCGTGTACCGACGCACAAGATCGCCGCCTGTAAAGGTTGCGTCGTCAGTCGCGATGAGAATCGCCCCAAAGCCCTTCTTCGCAACGGCTTGCGCCGACGTGGATAGAT